GATCAACGGCCAATTAGTGGCTGCAGGTGAGGCCACCGGGGGGGCATTCCCGAATGGGTGGGCCGACACGGCCAACGGGGCTATTGCGGCTGTTGACGGTGCTGTCACGACGCGGGTGGGTTTGGCAGATCGGGTGGTGTTGGCCAACGCAGCCATCATCTCACCGGTCAATGTGTTCCAGAATGAACGGCCACGACAATTCTTTGAGGTGGCGTAATGGCAATCATAATTGAAAACGGCACAGGTGTCAAAGGCGCTCAGACCTATGGGGCTGTGACGGCCTTTGAAGCATACATGCTCGCACGTGGCACTGACATCAGCGAAATAACCACAGCAATTAAGGAGAGTTCACTGGTCAAGGCCACCGACTATATTGACACACGATGGGGCTTCAAGTTCCTGGGCCAGCGACAATACGCAAATCTCCAATCACGATCCATATTCACTTTAAGCGACCAACCGGCCGATGGTGAGACTGTCACTGTGGGATCGGCCGTGGCAACTTTCAAGACGGCGGCCACGTTGGACACTGAGGCTGAAATAGGCGACACCATCACTGAGACATTGAACAATCTGGCCTCGGCTTTGGCTGCAGCTGACACAGACCTGGATGATGACCAGGTTGTGGCTGACTTCTTGATTGCCAATCCTGATGACCCCAAACTGACCTGCTATATAGTCCGGGATGGGGTGGCTACTACAGAGGCCAGCACCAACGGCGCATTTGACACGGCTCTGTCAGCTGGCTACAGCGGACGGCCTCAAGTGCTTGAATTCCCGAGATTGTATTTGTATGACAAAGCAGGTATCAAGGTTGATGGAATACCAGTCAAGCTACAAGAGGCCATGTTTGAATACGCATATCGGGCACAATCAGCATCGTTGGCACCTGACCCAACCGTTGACACCTCTGGGCTCAGAATCATTGGGACTGAAAAGAAGGTTGGCCCTATTGTCACCAAGACATCATATGCTGAGAATCAGGTGCCAGTTATTACAAAGCCATATCCGGCTGCCGACCGGCTGCTCAAGGAATTTGTTAGCATAGGGGGCATTGTACGCAACTGATGGCAACATTCTTTGAAGAAATGGCAGCAGTGGCCCAGGAGTTGATTGACGAGAGTGGGCGGGATGTGACTATCATCCGTTGGAAGCAAACTGCTGCTGATGCCAGTAAGCCGTGGGAAGGGCCGGATGACCCCAGGACTGACCCAGATGCCAGTGATCAGGTCAAGGGTTGCTTTGTACCCATAGGCGGTTCAGGACTCGGCAAAGACTCTGTAGATGAGGACGCCTTGAAACGCACTGGTGATGTTTGTCTCATCGGCCCAGGGGCTTCATTCGACCTGGCGACGGCCAATGAGCTGATTGACGGATCGGTACACAAGAAGATCACTTTTGTTCAGACGTTGAAACCGGCTGACACTGTGTTGATGTACTATGTGGGAGTTGAGAGATGACCTTTGACAACCGCAGAGATGCCATCACCGAAATCCTGGGGCTGTTCAGAACAGCCTGGTTGGGGGCCGGACAATCTGACGCCAGGGTCAAGTATGATAATGTTGGCAAGGCCAGTGTGCCGCCATCGGGGAATGTCCCCTGGGCTCGGGTGGTTTTACGCCATACGACAGCCAAGCAAGCATCATTATCAGGGCCATCAGGCACGCGGCGATTTGAACGCAACGGGATTCTCGTCATACAAATTTTCGTGCCATCAGGAAAAGGGTTGGCCGAGGCCGTTGACATACCTAAAATAGTACAGGACGCCTATGAGGGCAAAACGACCGCAGGCGGTGCTTGGTTCAAGGATGTGACGATCAATGAAGTTGGTCCTGATGGTGCTTTTTATCAGACCAATATCATTGTTTTATTTGAATATGATGAGATCAAATAGGAGAATTCAACATGGCCGTCAATAACAAGCAGGACTCAAATGTCACTGGTTTGACCTATGCTATGGAAACATCACCCAAAACACTTCCAGGCACGCCGGTTTGGATACCACTTGAGCCCAACGGCTATACTGATTTCGGTGGTGAGTTGACCACCGTTGCTCGAAATCCGATCAACGCAGGCCGCAAGCGCAAGAAGGGTGTTGTCACTGACCTGGATGCCAGCGGCGGGTTTGGTACAGACCTGACTCAGATCAATATGCAAGACCTTCTGCAGGGCTTTTTCTTTGCGGCTCTGAGGAAAAAGGGTGAGGCCAAGAATGCTATCGGCATCGTCACCCAGACAATTGCGGTGGCTGCGGCAACAGACAAGTTCACCGGTGATGGCTCGGTGGATTACACGACTCAGTTCACCGTCGGTGATATTGTCCTGGCGGCTGGTTTTGATGACCCACTCAACAACGGCCTTTTCAAAGTGGCCACGGTTGAGACCGATGACGACCTCATTACTGTGACCAAAGCAAATGGAACGGATAGTGTTGACACAGGTCTGGTGGATGAGGCGGCCAATTCAAGTGGCTCGTTGGTTGTTGTTGGTTATGAGTCTGATGTGGACGATGTCGATGTTGATAGTTCAGGCGGCAGACCGGCGCTCACCTCAACCACTCTGGATTTCACCACTCTTGGCTTGATAGTTGGCGAGTTCATCTTCGTAGGCGGCGATGAGACGCTGACCAAGTTTGCCACTGCCGTCAACAACGGCTTTGCCAGGGTCAGGAGCATTGCCACCAATCGGATCGAATTCGATAAGACAGCCAGCACTTGGCTCACAGAGGCTCAAACCGGCCTGTTCATTCAGATGTTCTTTGGCCGGGTGCTGAAGGATGAAACCGGGGCCTTGATTGTTCGCCGATCCTATCAGCTGGAGCGGACACTCGGCAAACCGGACACCGGCGACTCATACGATCAGGCCGAATACCTGGAAGGGGCAATGCCCAACGAATTCTCAATCAATATCTCGGGAGCCGACAAGGTGACTTGCGATTTGGCCTTTGTTGGTATGAACCACACGACACTCTCCAGTGCCGTAGTGAACAAGACCGGCACACGACCGGCGCTTGTTGAGGCCGATGCATTCAATACCTCATCGGACTTCAGCCGGATCAAGCTGTCAGTCTTTTCCGAGGCAAATGCCTGTCCAACGGCTCTGTTCGCCTTTGCCCAAGATTTGACCATCACCATCAATAACGGCATCACGCCAAACAAAGCTGTTGGTGTGCTTGGCGCCTTTGATGCATCGGCCGGCAATTTCCTGGTCAATGGCGACATCAATGCATATTTCGCCGATGTGGCCAGTGTTGCGGCCGTGAGGGCAAACTCAGACGTGACATTGGACATGCAGTTGGTCAAGGCCAATTCAGGCATACCCATTGACCTGCCACTGATCACCCTGGGCGATGGGCGACTCAATGTTGAGCAGGATCAGGCTATTATCATTCCACTATCAAAAGAAGCAGCCACCGGGGCAAAGATTGACGCCACCGTGGATCATACCATGATGATGGTTTTCTTTGATTATCTGCCGACACTGGCTGACGTTTGAAAATCTATTTGGGAGCGAATAGCATGGCTTTACAAACACAGTTTGCCACCAACACGTCGTTGGAGAATGAAGGCATTGTCATCGACTATGGCAATGACCGGGTCAAAATCGCAAGAGCAGGTGGGGCCAATAAGAAATTTGCCAAGCTGCTTGAACGTCTGACAAAACCCTTCCGCAGGGCAATCGCTGTTGGCGCATTTGACGACGATAGGGCAATGGGCCTTCTGCAGACGGTCTATGCTAAAACCGTCATCCTTGGTTGGGAAGTCAATCAAGGCACAGACGCAAACCCGAAATGGGTGAAGGGCATTGATCCCAAAGACGCGGGCCAGTCAGGCAAGGAATTGCTAAAGGTCACGCCGGAAAACGTCATGAGGGTCTTCAAACACCTGCCTGACCTGTTCATCGACCTACAGCAGCAGGCTCAAGCTGGTGCGTTATTCCGCGCCGAGATCAATGAAGCCGACTTGGGAAACTGATTGGGGTCTTGCTCTACACCCTGGAGCAAGGGCCGATTGAGTGCAAGATCATAAAACAATGCCTGCGGGAACGGTTGCCATTTCCGCAGGCCATCCAAAAGGCTCCTGACTTATGGTTGGGTTTGGAGTTATTCTTTGGCGCATTTCTCGATTTGGATGGCGACCGACCTTCAGGATGGACAATGAGGCCCATTCCCTGGACCACAATCATGGATTATGCTGTAGCCTATAATATAACAGGCGAACAGCGTGACGATTTGTTGTGTTTTGTTAGAGGCATGGACAGGGCCTACATGGAGCGTGAGACCACCAAGCAAAAGAGGAAAAGATGAGCAGCCTACAAGGATTTGGCAAACGGATGAGGATGCGGGGCAACAATGTGCCCCGTGAGGCCAACAGGGTCAAGCGCCTGGTGGCGCTCGCAGTGGATCAAGCAGTTGTCCTGGGCACTCCTGTAGATACTGGCACGGCACGTTCCAACTGGATTGTCTCGGTGAATACGGCCGCACAACAAACCCAAAAGGCTTATGCACCATTGGTCGATGGTGATATGAGTGAGACTACCAATGCCCAAGAGGCTTTGTCCCAGGGCAAGGCCGTCATCAAAAGGTCACGGCCGGGGCAAGACATCCATATCACGAACAATTTGTCATATATCACAGCACTGAATGAGGGGCGCTCGGCCCAGGCCCCTGCTGCCTTTGTTGAAGAGGCAGTGAACGCTGGGGTTGACGCCGCAAAACGAGCAAAGGTTGATACAGGAAAGCGCAGACAATGGCCGGGGAACGCATCAACATAGTGGTCACTGAACGGGGCTCCAGGGTCGTCAAGAGACGACTGGTTGGGATCGGTTCATCGGCTACCAAATCAGCGGCGGGCGTGAACCTTTTGAAAACAGCCTTGATTGGCATGGGCGGGGCTCTGGTGCTCATCCAAACTGTACGGACGTTGGCAAGTTTTGAGCAGGCCATGTCAACAGTCAAAGCTGTCTCGGGGGCTACTGAAGAACAATGGAAAAGTCTCACCAACGTAGCGCGTGAGCTGGGTGCGGTGACTCGATTCACTGCCACTCAAGCCGCAGAGGGCTTAGTTGAGTTGGCACGGGCAGGTTTTACTGTCAACGAACAATTAGGGTCAATTGAGCAAACACTGTTCCTTGCCCAGGCAGGGGCCTTGGATTTAGGCAGGGCGGCTGAAATCACTGTTGGCACTTTACGTGGTTTTCGTTTGGGGGTTGACCAGGCCAATCGGGTGACGGACGTATTGGCCTTTGCAGCCAATGATGCTTCAACTGATGTCAATCAATTGGGTGAGTCTATGAAATTTGTGGCCCCAATTGCGGCACGCATGGGTGTTTCACTTGAAGAGACTGTGGCTGCATTACAGGCTTTGGCTGACTCTCAATTGAAAGCTGCGATGGGTGGTACTGGATTGCGTCAAGTGATGTCTGAATTAGAATCACAATCACTGAAGACACGCAAGATTATGAAAAGTCTTGGTGTACACGTTGATGAGGTACGCATCACCACTGTTGGTTTGACAGCAGCCTTGGATCGTTTACACAAGGCTGGGGTCACCACCGGATTGGCTCTTGAGATTTTTGGCAGACGGGGCGGGCCTGCTTTTGAGGTCATGTCCAACGCGGTGCCCAAGATCAAGGCAGCTCACGCGGCGCTTCTCAATCAAGAGGGCACAGTTAAGCGCATCGCAGAAATAATGGATGACAATCTCAACGGAGCCTTGCTGCGGGTGAAATCGGCTTATGAATCTGTTCAATTGGCCTTTGGCTATCAAGGTGGCAGTTCACTTTTGATTCAGGCTGCCAATGCTATCGCTACAGCATTGCGGTTTTTGGCTAATCATATCGAAATTGTGGAGGGTGTTTTCCTTGCTCTTGCTTTAGCGGCTTTGCCGAAACTCATTGCAGCTTTAGTGATGCTTGGTCCGGCATTGGGCATTGTAGCCGTTGGAGCGGCTATTGGGGCATTGGTTAGTTATCGACATGAGATCAAAATGAATGAGGAAAGTATCGTATCACTTGGCGACTACGCTGCTGCAACTTGGGAACGGATAAAAGAGGGGGCCGGAATGGCGGTGGACCATCTCAAATCCACACTTCCAAAAGTGTCTGGGTTGTGGCAAGCGACGTTTGGCGACTTGAATTTGAGTCTTGAAGGCTTCATCAAAGGCGCGGCTCGTGTCCTTGATGCTTTTGTAGGTCTATTTGTCGGTCTGATAAATGTCATCAAGGCTCTTTGGAGCGGTCTGGGACCAGCGCTCAAAAGTATCACCATTTCATTGCTGAACGGAATCATTGGGGTATTTGAATCAGGTTTGAAGAAGATTCTCGGGGCCATTGATTATATTGCAGACAAAATTCCAGGGGTTGACAAAATCTTTGGTGACGTGGGTGGCCTTATCCCCAGGATTAAGAATGAAGCGCAAGAAACAGGTGTCGGCCTGGGGCAGGCAATTGCCGAGGGATTTGCTGAAGGCATTGGCACAAGTGTATTTGAGGATTCAATTAACAGTATATTCGACAGGGCGGAGCAAAGGGCACAGGCCCGATTGAGTAAAATAGCATTGGACGCGGGTGGCCCAGCGGCTCCCACCGGTGACGGCGCTCCCACGTCACAGGGCCAATCCCGCGCTTTTGAAATTTCACTTGGATTGATTCAAGACCAAATAGACCTTTTGCGTATGAGTGCTGCGGCTCGACAAATTGAAATAGAATTACGCAAACAAGAAATTACCCTATCCAAGATGGGTATCATGATCACCCAAGAGCAACGAGAACAATTGGGTGTAGAGCTTGAGCGATTACAGGTGGCCAAGCAGGTGTCCGGGGCTTTGGACCAGGTGCGTGGGTCTGAGGTTGATTTGGCCGCAGCCCAGGGTGAGTTGAACCGGCAGGTTGAGGCAGGCACTATCTCATTGGAGCAGGCCACAGAAGCATACAAGATTCTTCAAGGCACAGCACTTGAGGCTCAGAAAACCATTTCAGCGGGATGGTCCAGGGGTCTTCAATCCATTGGCGAGACGGTGTCAGACCTGGCTACAACGACAGAAACCACCTTGGTCAACGCATTCAACTCGGCTGAGGACGCCTTGGTTGATTTCGTCACGACAGGCAAAATGGACTTCAAGAGCATGGTGGACTCGATTCTTGGCGACCTGACGCGGCTGATTGCTCGCATGCTCTTTATGAAGGCCATTGAGGGTGCGGCCGGTATGGGTGGACCGATTGGTACCCTGGCATCGGCCTTTGGTGGCGGCAAAGCAAGCGGCGGAACAGTTGAGCCGGGCAAGTTTTATGA